GAGCCAGCTTGACCTTGTTGTCAGTGCCATCGGCTCTAGCAGCATCACATTTACGGTCGGCGGCACGCTTGCGGGCGCTTTGGCAGCAGTTGGCGCTTCAACGGTTACGTTCACCGTTGGGCCGTCTACCCTTGGCGCGATTATTGACGCCGTTGCGGCAGCTTTTGTTGATTTTACGGTGACGGCAACGCCTCGTGCGATTGGCAATCTGGCAGGTGCTGTTACCCCGTTTACAGAATTGTCTCCCCAAAACCTTGCTGCGGCAGTCTGGTCAGCGCTGGCTGCGGATTACAACGTCACCGACACGATGGGTAACAAACTTAACTTGGCCTCGTCTGGCGGCGTAGACTATAACGCACTGGCTGACGCGGTATGGAATGCGGTAATATCGACCTACACTACATCGGGGTCTACTGGCAATACTCTTAACAATACTCTGTCTACGCCGAACTTCTTGGCGCTTAAATAAGGTGTGACATGGCTAAATCTCCTGCTTGGCAACGTGCTGAAGGCAAGAACCCGAAGGGTGGACTGAACGCCAAAGGCCGTGCGTCTTATAACCGTGCGAATCCCGGTAAGCCGGGTTTGAAGCCTCCTCAGCCTGAAGGTGGTCCTCGCAAGAAGTCATTCTGCGCCCGGATGTCAGGGATGAAGAAGAAACTGACTAGCGCCAAGACGGCTAACGATCCTAACAGTCGTATCAATAAATCTTTGCGGGCATGGAATTGCTGACATGGACGGCTTCATTTGGAACACGATCTTGACTGGGGCTGTGACCATTATTGGGTACGTTATGAAAGAAAAATCCGACGAGATCCAACGTATTGGAATACTGCTCAATAAGACTCGTGAGGAAGTTGCACGGGACCATATAACGCGGGTTGAGGTGCAGGCTAATTCGCAGATGCTCTTGGACCGATTGGACCGACTTGAACAGAAGATCGACCGATTGGTGGAGCAGCACCGTGCCTAGTAAATCTGCAAAACAACACCGTTTGATGGCGATGGTTGCTCACGACCCCAAAGCAGCCAAGCGCGTTGGTATTCCACAATCTGTGGGTCGTGATTACGTCGAGGCCGACAAAGGCCGTAAATTTGGTTCTGGAGGATCTATGAAAGAGTCCAAGGCGATGATGAAGAAGGAAGTGTCGTTCATGAAAAAGAAGGGCGCTCCGAAGTCCATGATCAAGCATGAAGAGCGCGAGATGAAGGGCGTGAAGAAGTACGCTCGTGGCGGCGGCATCGAGATCAAGGGCAAGACCCGTGGCAAGATGGTCAAGATGGCTGGCGGGGGCAAGTGCTAATGAAACGCTACGCAGAAGGCGGAATGAGCGCCGATACTGAAGCCGATCTTCAGGCTTTGAAGACCCTCAAGCAGCCGGATTACCAGACTGGTGGCCCCCGTCGTCGGTATCGTGCTGGTAAGGTTAAACGATATGCGGATGAGAGATACGCAGGCGGCGGCTCCGTTTCTTCTGCGTCCAAGCGTGCTGATGGTTGCGCGATGAAGGGCAAGACCCGAGGTAAGTTTGTATGAAACGCAAGAAGTTCGCGATGGGTGGCCCCACAGACTACGCTTCTTCTGGTAGTGCTGGCGGCACTAAAGACATGAGCTTTGGAGAAGCCTTCAAAGCAGCCCGTGCTGTGGCTAAGCGAGAAGGGCGTGACCCGGACAAAGAAATTTTTACTTGGAAGGGTGAAAAGTACACGGCTGAACGTGCTGACAGCAAAAAGGCACAAGCCGAAGAAACCGGAACTCGCGGTGGCCCATCAACTCGCGGTGGCCCTCGTACCCCAACTGTCAATGTGACGGCGAAGCGCGACGAACTTCCGGGGCAACGTTATAGAGGCGAGTACGGCGAGTCCCGCGAGGCGCTTTCCAGTCTGTCTCCGGAGCAGAAAAAAGAAGCTTTGAAGGCTGGCGTGGTAGGTGGGGCTTCTATGATCCCACTTGCTCGGGCGGGCATGACTGGCGTAAAGGCTGCTGCTTCACTGGGGCGTACTGGTGAAGTGGGCGTTCGTGGTATGACGCTGGCTCAGCGTGAGCGTGATGCTGCTGCGGCTGCGAAGTATGCTGAGCGCATGAAGAAGATGAAAGAAACGGCAGAGGCTCGGTCACGGATGTCACGCGGCTCGACTTACAAAGCGGGCGGTTCCGTTTCTTCTGCGTCCAAGCGTGCCGATGGGATTGCCAAGAAGGGCAAGACCCGAGGGAAGTTCGTCTAATGCTACCGTCCCGAGGCATGGGCGCTATCGCCAAAAACAAAATTCCTCGTGCCAAACGGCGCGGGGACGAGAAGCCTGTGATCGGGACTGGGAAGCCTATTAAGACCTATTCCAAGGGCGGCGAGAGCAAGGTCAACGAGGCCGGTAATTACACCAAGCCCGGTATGCGTAAGAAGTTGTTTGAGTCGATCAAGGCTTCGGCTACGCAGGGTACGGGTGCAGGGCAGTGGAGCGCAAGGAAAGCGCAGTTGTTGGCGAAGCGGTATAAGGCCGCAGGTGGCGGGTACAAGTCATGAAAGCCCCTCAGCAGTCATTGAAGGCTTGGACACAGCAGAAATGGAGAACGAAAAGTGGTAAACGGTCTTCTGACACGGGCGAAAGATACCTTCCGGAGGCTGCTATCAAGGCTCTCAGTCCTGCTGAATACGCCCGGACCAGTGCCGCCAAACGTAAAGGTAAAGCGCAAGGCAAGCAATTTGTCGCGCAGCCTAAAAGCATCAAAGAAAAAGTGAAGCCGTATAGACGGCGAGGTATGTAATGGTTGCCAAGACTACGGACACAACCGACTTCAATCTTGACCTCAACATCATCATTGAAGAGGCGTTTGAGCGTTGTGGAACTGAGTTGCGTACGGGTTATCACTTCCGTACGGCTCGGCGTAGTCTTGCTTTGCTTTTGATGGACTGGGCCAACCGGGGCATTAATCTGTGGACGCTGGAAGAAGGTACGCAGACCCTGACCTACAACCAAGGGACGTATGATCTGCCAGTAGACACGGTGGACCTGCTTGATCATGTGATTCGGACTGGGACCGGCACCAATCAGCAAGACATCAACATCTCGCGCATTTCGTCCAGTACCTACCTTTCTATCCCGAACAAGAACGCGACGGGCCGTCCGATTCAGATTTGGATCAATCGTCGCACTGGGGCTACAGACTCAAATAATGTCGTGGTCTACCCGCAGTTCACGGTTTGGCCGAAGCCCGACAACAGCACGACTTGGACGCTTGTGTATACCCGCCTGCGGCGGATGTTTGACCCCGGTACGGGTATCAACGGGCAGGATGTTCCGTTTCGCTTCTTGCCCTGTCTCGTGGCGGGGCTGGCGTACTACCTCTCGATGAAGTTGCCGGAAGGACTGCCTCGGATGCAGATTCTGAAGGCCCAGTATGACGAGGCTTGGGATCTTGCTTCGGGCGAGGATCGTGAGAAGGCTGCGGTGCGGTTCGTCCCGCGTCAAAGTTTCTTGGGTGGCTACTAATGCCTAACCGGTTTGCAAGTGGCAAACATGCGATTTCGGAGTGCGACCGGTGTGGTTTCCGGTACAAACTTCGCCAGTTAAAGTCGCTTGTAATCAAGACCAAGAACGTGAATATCTTGGTCTGCCCGGAGTGCTGGGAAGCCGATCAGCCGCAGTTGTCACTTGGGCTGTATCCAGTCGATGATCCGCAGGCGCTACGTAACCCGCGCCCAGATTTGAGTTATTACGAACCGGGCAATGATGGTGCAGGTGGTAGTAGAATGATTTACTGGGGCTGGAACCCCGTAGGTGGGGCCAGTCAGTTTGATGCGGCGTTGACCCCTAACCCACTTGTACCGGCTGTTGAAGTAGGTAATGTAACGGTCAGTATGACCTAGGAGATTTGAGATGGCTATGAGTAAACTTGAGAAACACGCGGCTCTTCCGGCGAGCAAGGCTCACGGTCCGGGTCGGGTTAAGAACATGCGTGCTGGTGGCAAGACCAACAGCGAAATGAAGAAGTACGGGCGCAACATGGCGAAGGTGATGAACCAGCGCAGTCCCGTCCGTAAGTCCAGCGGCCCGAGGTAAGTGCTATGGGAAAGCCTGATTTTAAATTCTTCGATTGGAGCATGAACCCAATCGGCAAGTACAAGCAGCCGGAGCCTAACAGCCACTCGACCGGTACCAACGGGTATCCTGAAAAGGATGTCAACAAGTACGTTGTCAAGAAGCAGATGCAGGGTGCGGGTGCCGCTACGAAGGGTACGACCTTCTCGGAGTGCAAGGAAGATTAATCCGTGAATTACGCCACTCTTACCACGCTGATTCAAGAGTACTGTGAGTCTACGGAATCGACTTTCGTAGCCAATATCCCTACGTTTGTTCAACTTGCGGAAGAGCGGATTTACAACACGGTTCAACTTCCTACCGTACGTAAGAATGTCCTTGGCAATGTCACTGCGAGTACGCAGTACCTGTCGATGCCGAATGATTGGCTCTCGACGTTTTCCTTGGCCGTTATTGACCCGGTGACAAATGAGTACGAGTACCTGCTAAACAAGGATGTGAACTTCATCCGTGCGTCGTTCCCTGACCCGACCTACGAGGCCAAGCCGCAGTACTACGCAGTGTGGGATGAGGAGACCTTCATTCTTGGCCCGACGCCTGATCTGAACTACAGCACCGAACTTAACTACTATGCCTACCCGACTTCCATCGTGACAGCCGGGACTTCGTGGCTGGGTGACCACTTTGAGTCGGTATTGCTATATGGGTCGCTGCGTGAGGCTTATACCTACCTGAAGGGCGAAGCCGATATGATGCAGTACTACGAGCAGAAGTATCAGGAATCCCTCGCGATGCTCAAGCGGTTGGGCGATGGGTTGGAGCGGCAGGATGCGTACCGTTCTGGTCAGGCTCGCACTGTGGTTAATGGCGGGTAATACATAATGGATGCAAGTATTGAGATCGGGCAGGTTGAAGTTTTCACGACCGATAATCGTGGATTTACTGCCCAAGAAATGGCGGATCGCGCCGTTAATCGCCTGCTACGGATTAATAGCCGTTCGGAACTACGACGGGTTTTGGTGGATTATTTTCAGGAAGCCCAAGACTCTGAGCGGATGACCCTGCGTAACAAACTGATTGAAAACGGCTGGACTGACGCCGCAAGTCTTTTAGGAGATTGATATGGCTATTACGCAAGGTGCGACCACAAGTTTCAAGGTCGAGATCCTTGATGGGGTACACAACTTCGGGGTGGGGGTGATCCGCGCTTCTACGGCTGCGGATATGTTCAAGATTGCCCTGTATACCTCATCGGCTACGCTGAGTTCGTCAACGACGGTTTATACTACCTCGGATGAGGTCTCCTCCTCTGGCACGAACTACACGGCGGGTGGGCAGACTTTGACTATTTCGCAGGTGCCG